TAGAGAAGAGCCTGGGCACCTTTTGGCTGCTTACAGGCATATTACACCCATTCAGAAAGAAGACTACTTCTCTTTAATGATACGTTGGACCCTTAACTTTACCGAAGACAGGTCCCCCTTCGTACCTACCGTCACTACTACTACTCAAACAATGACGTCTGTGACTAGTACAACCTCAACTACCGCAACCACTGCTTCAACCACAACACCAATAACCTCTACCTCAACAATTACAACTTCAACAATTACAACTTCAACGACTACAGCAACAACTATAGCAACTACAGCAGCAACAACTATAGCAACGACAGTAGCAACAACTATAGCAACGACTCTATCAACGACTACCGCAGCAACGACAGCAGCAACAACTATAGCAACGACTCTATCAACGACTACAGCAGCAACGACTCTATCAACGACTACAGCAGCAACTACAGCAGCAACAACTATAGCAACGACTCTATCAACGACTACCGCAGCAACTACAGCAGCAACAACGACTACGGCCCTACAGACTCCTTGGTTTGTGTATCAAGACACTAGCGGTAATGATGTACTAACTATTTATGCTATACCCACGGCAGATTCCGGGGTCAGTGCTGGTGCTAATGGAAATGCCATTTACCATGGTCTTAGCCGGTCTGGCGCTCGCGGAGGCCCATATGCCTATGCCATAAAGCTATTTAATAGCTTATCAACCCCTACCGCAGGGGTAGGCATAGCCACTTACCAAGGAGTAAATGGCACAAACCCTATTGCGTCCCTCGTTGGTGTAATTAATGCTAATACGAATTACCATTTAATTAGAGCAATTTTCCATAATGAGACTGAGGATGTATACTCAGACCCTAACACTTATGCCAACGCAACTCAATTTACTAACGGAAGTGGCGGATAAAATCAAATTGGGATGGGTCAAATTCAGGCCACAATAAACTCTCTGGGTCCTTAATAAAAGCATACCACCTACCATCAATTCTTTTTTGCTTTACTTCCCACTTAGGGTGATTTACAACTGAAAGATTTTCGCGCGGGAAGTCGTACCCAGGCTCTATCCTAACTATCCATGTACCGTCCTCTTCCAACGGAGAAGACATTCTAATAGCATACGGGGTATCGAGCCAGGACCAAACAGTATAGTAATTCTTTGTAGACATAGTATATAAAAGCGTGAAGAAAAAAGTTTTGTCAATATTTGGAGATGAATTTTTCCCGAAAGTGGGTGTAGGTTGGTCATCTCGTAAGAGGCAAGAGTCCGTGGACCTGCTAGTTGAGTTTTTTAAGCAGACTCAACCCGACTTGGTTTACATTATGCCTACTGAGGGGACCTGCTCGTTCGTAGGGGTTCTATGTTCTATATTAGAAATCCCTTATATTATGGTTTCTCCTTACCCTAATTTCTACAATAACGCTAAACTTGTAGATAAGCTATGCATACGGCAGGCGATGGAGAAAGCTAAGTCGTTTGTTTTAATGGAATCTGAGGTTCCCGCCACAAGGAAAGATGGAGAGAACCTTTACGAGGACTCTGTAGAGTTTCTTTGTAGGGTTTCAGACGCTATCGTGTTTTTCTACAGTAAGGATACGACTAAATCCTACCGTTCCTTTATGGAAAAAACTTGTTCCGCTGTACCTCACATGAACTTGTGGGAGTTAGTTTACGATGGCGGGCAAATGGTTAGCGATTAACGTTTACTTTTACCTGCGCGGGTAAGTGCTTTGCAAAAGTAGTGGCAACCCTAGGGATATCATCACGGTATGCGTCGTTGTAATCCCCTCCCGAAGCGTGACGTAGGCACAAAGGAGCAACCCTGTTAACTTTATTCTTTATATGGCACTGCAAGGTTAAAAAAGTGTCGTAATGGTGCCACTTACTTTTCCAGGATGAAGGAGAACGTAAAGAAATTGAGTGTAAAATCTTTCCTGTCGTGGCTAAAAATACGCCATCTAATGTAACTACGTTTATTTCATGCCCAAAGGGAGAGATTCCCATTGTTTCGTAGGAGTCTCCGTGGTATATCATACCTCCTCCCGACTTGTATTGCTTAGCGCAGGCAAACCAATTAATAAGGCCCGTTACAACCGCAGACCCTGCTACTCCCGTGAATCCTGTCGTAGGGTCTTCAAGTTGTATATCTATAATCTTGTTAAAACACTCGATATTATTTAAGATTTCGATGTCGTCATGGCAAAAAATAACATAATCCTTCGCCAGTACGCAGAGTTGCTCAACGCCTTCCCGAAAAGCGCCCAACATAGACTTTGCATTCCTAACAAAGTGAACTTTCCATCCCGCATCCGTCAAAAAAGCGTTTAATTTTCCTACCGTGGTAGTTTTATCCTCGCAATCAGTCATTGATTCACGCGTGGGTATGATTACGTAGCGGTTCATGCTATATAATAGCGTGAAGAGAGAAGAAATTTTAGACGAACTAGAGAAATGTGCAACTGACCCCGTATATTTCATCAAGACGTATGTAAATGTTATTCACCCTATCAAGGGGGTTGTACCTTTCCACTTATTTCCGTTCCAAGAGCGTATGATTGGTGAGATTAACGATAACCGCTTTACTTTGGTGAAAAAGTTCCGTCAGGCGGGAATTACTACGCTCTCTGCTGCATACTCTCTGTGGAAAATTATCTTTTTTGACCATCAGAACGTTATGGTAGTGTCCATTGGCGATAGGGAGTCGCGAGCCTTCCTAGAACGCGTTGTGACGATGTATGATGACTTACCTGCATGGCTGAAGCCTAAGGAGGTAATGCGTAACAAGCACGTCCTGAAGCTCTCTACGGGGTCGCAGATTAAATCACAGCCTGCTGGAGCGGGGCGCGGTGAATCGGTCTCTCTCCTTATCGTGGATGAGGCTGCTTTCGTGGATAAGATGAGGGAGTTCTGGATGGCAATCTACCCTACGATTAGTACAGGAGGTTCCGCTTGTATCATCTCTACGGTTAATGGTATGAGCAATCTTTACTATGAGCTTTACAAAGGCGCGATAGAGAAAATAAACAAGTTCCACATCGTAGATATTCAATGGGAAGAGCACCCATGGTATACCCCTGAATGGTATGCGGATACCCGACCAAACATGTCGGACAAAGCTTGGCTTCAGGAGTACGAATGCGAGTTCCTAGGTACGGGAGACACGTTCATTGATAGGCACACCCTAGTAACTATGAAAGAATCCTGCTCAGAAGAGTGGAGTTCTAAGTACACTCACCGTATGCGCGTGTGGGAAGAGCCCCAGCCTTATTACAACTACCTACTAACGGTGGATGCCTCCTATGGCCGTGAGCGTGACCACTCCGCTTTCCATATTATTAATTTATATAACGGCGAGCAGGTAGCAGAATTCTACTCTAACGTCACTCCCATCAGTAAATTTGCGGAGATTATCAGGAAAGAAGGATACCATTACAATACTGCATATGTTCAAGTGGAGCGTAATGGTCTCGGGATGGCTCTTATCGAACAGTTATGGGAGATTTTAGAGTATGATAACCTTATCATGGATGATAAGGGCGAATTTGGCTTGATGCTGACAACTAAAAGTCGTGAAGTTGTTTTAACAGATTTGGAAGAGTGCCTGAGAAAAGGTAAAATAAAAATCAATTCCTCGCGCACAGTTGAAGAACTTTTAACTTTTATTATAAATGCGGACACTGGTAAGGTGGAAGCAGATGAGGGGTATAATGATGACTTAGTAATGAGCTTGGCTTTAGCGGCCCACTCACTGGATGATATTTACCGTGGAAGTCCTGAACCTTTAACCTCAGGCGACGATAATAAATCCATGGCAATGCCTATAGTAAGTACTAAATATGCTGACGACGACGAGATACAACAATACCACCAATGGATGAAAATGTAAACAACGATAAAGTGGACGAGAACATGGGCGCAACAGAGTTCCCTAGCTCGCACACGTACGGAAAGGACGCTCCTGGATATAGAGGAAGGTTCTCCGCGTTCTGGCAGAACTTCGGTACTGGTGGAAAGAAGAAGCGTGGACGTCCACCTCTTGCACAACCTTTAGCGGGAGATGCTAAAAGCCCCGCAGACGAGACCTTTGAGGATTTCGCTGGGGGGTATGGCAAACAAGGGACTAGTTATGGAATGCCTCGCGTTGAGCAGGAACGCCGCAGGCGTTATGCGGATTACGAGCGAATGGACCTTGAGGCAGAAGTCGGCGCGGCACTTGATATTTACTCCGATGATGCTACGCAAGAGAACACTAAAAAGGAAATGTTTGAGCTTGACACAGACAATGAGGTTCTTAAGCGTGAGGTGGAGAGGTTTGTTAAGCAGACCAAGCTAGAGAAGTACATCTGGGATATTGTCCGAAATACAGCCAAGTATGGGGATTGCTTCGTTGAGAACGTAGTAGACCTTAACAACATTGACCAAGGCATC